ATTTCTTGATGCCGTAAAGCGTTGCGGTGGAATGTTCAGCAAAATTGCCACTAGTCAAAAGAATTTTGATTGATGTAATTGCTGCGGTATTAGACCAAAGATGCGCGATAAGGGTTAGATATTCGGTTGTGCCGTTTGTTTCGTTTCCATTGTCTGCCGATGCAGATTTATTTGTCGATCCGGCGTAGTTAGGAATATAGATTTCAAGGTTTCCGAATGTGTTGGCGGTTGCGTTTCCACCTTGAGCAATTGCGACTGCGCTAATGGTGTCGGTTGCGCTTGCTGCGGTATTGCCGTCGCCCAAGATTCTGCGATAAGAATACGAAGAAGAGTTGCCGTTATATTGTAATAAAACTGCCGCGATTCCTATGTTTACGGTTGCTCGATGAGACACCTTGAGGACTAGGTCATCGTAAGTGGCGGGGATGCTGGTGAAATCCATCGAAGCCGCCCCACCACTCCCAACGGTCACGCTGGCGATTTTGACGTATGTGTTAGCCATCTAAGCCGCCTTGATTCCGTAGAGGGTGAAGGTAGAGCCGGATTCGATAATCGCAGTAGCGTCAAATCCTTTTACGTCGATTGATGTGATAGCACTAGTATTTCGCCATAAATCGACGAAAACCTCTGTTCCTCCTACGCTGGAATATCTGGATAAGAAAGTCTTATTCGTATTCGCGTTAGAGTAGTTCATAAATTGAAGAACGAACATTTGCCTAGTGCCTGAATTTTGAGCAGTAGCATCGGCAGTTATTCGCGCCTGTGTTTGATTGCTATCTCGTCCAGATGTTGCGGTAGTTCCGTTTCCGCTTAGTCTTGTATAGGAATAATTACTACCTGTATCGCTATTTAGACGAACAAAAAGAGATGAGTTATTTACGTTTAGTGAAAAATTACCAATCAATACTAAATCGGTGTAAGTTCCGGGAATTGTTGAAAATGTGACGGTTGCAGCAGCACTTCCCAAAGTCGTCGTCGCGATCGGCTCATAGGTCTTTGGCATTGTTATCCCTTGATTCCGTAGAGGGCTGCGTGTGTATATTGAACGAATGAAGCCGCGCCGTCCGGATAAAGTCGAACTGCGTTCACGGCTGCCGTGTTCATCCAGAGCCCAGAGTTGAAACGAATTCCACCTGATCCGTTAGCATCATAACCCTGCAAAGTGCGAACCGTTGTGTTTTTGTTTGTGTTGGCGTAATCCAAAATGTCGATAATGCCAACGGTAAAGATGTTTGAAGTAGTGCTGGCAGATGTTTGAAGCATTCCGTAAGTGAAAGCCGTCGAAGTGGCTGCAGCAGCCGAAGCGTTCGATCCATCGCCGGCGAGAATGTGGTAAGCATAATTAGACCCTGTATCAGCGTTCAGCCTGTAAAAAACGCTATTGACGGTCGCTGCGCGATTATCACGGCTCAGAATTCTGATTTGGAGATGCTGATAGGTCGAAGGAATAGACGTAAAATTGATTTCAGAGGAGCCACCAGCACCCACGGTGACGGTTGCGATGGATTCGAAATCGCCGACTTGTGGCGCGGCTGATCCGATAATCCCTGGAATGAGAAGCATTAGGTGAGATCGCCTACCACTAGCCAGGTGTCGGTTCCGACCTTGATGCAGGACGCAGCCGAGTAACGAGCTCGAAGCACCGGCGCGGTCGATGTTGCTCCGGTCGATGTGATGGTGGTCGTGCCTGATGTGACCGCCTTGATGGTGGTTGCACCGGTTCCAAGCTGAGTGACGTTGATGACCGAACCGATTGGGAAAGCGACGTTGGCGTTGGTCGGAATAAGGAAATCGTTAGCCGAAGCCACGTTCATGCGAACGAGCTTGTTTCGGTTGTCGGTCAGAACTGCGGTGTAGGTCGCGGTTTGGTCGTTGAGCGTGACCTTGCCTAATCCGTCATCGAAGCCGTTACCGATGGTTCGCATGGCAGACGCGCCATCTTTGACCAGATCGGTATCGTCGGGTAGATCGATTCCGAAGATTGTCGTGGTTGCCATTAGCTAATAACTCCTATCGCGTTCTGCCATGTAAGTGTAGCATCTACGTCTGCCCATTCGAGGGTAGCCGTTACCTGATCCCAATCCTGCGCCACCGTCCAGAATTCGGTCGGGCTGAGGGTAAGGCTCAGGGAAAGTCCTGAAAGTGTGGATCGGAACGTCCAGCCTTCGACATAACCCACGAATGAACCGCCGTTGATATTGGCTGGCAGGTTAGCGATTGCCACCGGCATTCCCATAAACACGTTCAGAAGGCTGTCTCGGTTTGCGTCGCTTAGCTCTGGGTTTTGCAGGGCATAAGTAATTGAGTCGAACTTAGACTTAGGCGTAGAGCGGAAGGTCACGAACCGTTCAGCCACCGCCTGCGCGTCTGGATCGTCATCGATCAGCGAATTGATTGTCCTAGCATAAAGTCCATAAGCGTCGATTGAAGTTTGGTCGGTGTAGGTGTAGGACGTGCCGAAATTGTTTTTATAGTTGATGACCAAGTCGTTCACGATGTCGCCCTGGCGCGTCGTGGAGCGGATACCTTCGGCGAGCGCATGATTGGCGTCGAGGTTGACGTAACCATTGGCGACTAGGTAATCCTGGCGGTGATCTGCGTCTCCGTAGGAAATCAAGCCGTTCGCGTCCTCATAGAGATAACCGATGCCAGAATTAGCAATATCGGCGACGTAAGAATACATATTGACCGGCGCAGCCGCTCGGCTGATCATTTCGTATTCACCTTCGTCAATGTCGCCTATGCCTACGTTTTCGGCGTCCTCCCAGGTAACGGTCGGGTCGTAGGAGTTCCAGGTTTCAGAGGTTGCGACTTCATTCCACGAATTCGTCAGAAGGCTTTCGAGAATGGTTCGAATCTGAATGCCGTCGAATGCTTTGCTCAGCGATCCTTCCCAGACCGCATTCTGGAGCTTTGCCAAAGCCCCGAGAGCATAAATGTCTAACACGGTGACGGTTGCAGCTGATCCGGTGCGCTCGACTCCTACCGCTATGTCTGATATTCGACCGCCGAAGATCGGAACGTAAGCGTTAGACGTATCTTTGACTTCGATATTGATTGAGGTATTGATGCCCCAGGAATAGACCTGATTGGTGAGATTGAGGACGCGAATCGCCGCATAGCCAGCCTGAGCCTGAGCGTTGACGTCGGTTCGACCAGACGTGATTGAAAAACCGACCAGCGTGATGCCGGTGATTGTGTCGCCGTTAGCCTTGATGCGGTAGTCGGGAGTCCAGGCGGTCACGTTACGAGGACACCGCCTAAGAAGCCACCGCCGCCACCGGTGCCACGCGATGCTGACTCCGTGAGAACTCGGGCGATCTGGCGAGCGGTTGACTCTGAATCGATTGCTCCGTTGACGGTGATGTTATTCGTTACCGGTGCGACTGCCGAAGCTGCCGGTGCGCTCGCGGTTGGAACACCGCGCTCGATGGCGCGAATGGACGGCGCAGAAGGTGCAACCGCACCGCCTGAGGGTGCTGCGATGGTTGGAATGTTAGGAAGTAACGGAACCGCGTTGTATGCCTTGATGAGAGCGTTTATGCCGATGATGGCGGCTTCGACGGTTGCGGTGATGACCTTCGCCACCGTCGCGATAACCTTGATGACTCCCTCAGCGATGACGCCTAAGCCTTTGAGCGCACCACCTAAGACCTTTCCGATGGTTGGTGCGATGTAAGTCTGGATCAAGTCTGCGAATGCGCTAAACGATTCTCGGTTGTCGCTGATCGCGTTTCGGACGCGATTGAATAGGCTGACCGCGCCTTCGAATGCCGGACGCAAAACCCGAAGCACGATGTCGACCGTCTTTTGAATGTTATCGGCAAGACCACCAGGCGCACCGAATGACTCGGTAAATCGGTTGATAACCGGCACCACGTTAGCGTTGACGAAATTGATGAGTCTTTCGAGGATTGGGAGCAAAGCGAATCCCACGGATTCTTTGCCCTAGTTTCTGGGTTATTTGGTCGAATGAGAGGGTTGCGACCTCAGCCTTAGATAAACCCACACCCAGACGCGTTAGACCGCCTAGATTGCCTTCCTGGGCTTTTGAGAGGGCTTCTGTGACGGTTTGCAGGCTACGACCTGAACCAGCCGATACGTCGAGCGCGAGAGCTTGAAGCTTTTGAGCCTTTTCGAGATTGCCGGTCGCTCGGACGAGTCGATCAAGGCTTGGTCGAAGCTGATCATCCGCGACACCGGTGGCGAGTGAGGTTTTGAGGATGAAATCTTCGGTGGCTTGAACCTGAGCGTCGGTTGCCTTTGTGACGTTCTCTAGGGTTCGGCGTAGTGACTCCTGCGCCTTCTCATCTTCGATTGCGGCTTTGACTCCATCGACGGCAAGCTTGACGGCATAAGCTCCTGCGGCGGCTGCGGCTGCGGCGAATGCTACGGCTGCCTTCTTGCCGAATTCGGCGACCTTATTGCCAAAGGTCTGAACTTCCTTCTCACCCTGACCAAGTTGCTTTTTGAGGTTATCAACGTCGGCAAGGATGGAAAGTTTCAGCGTGCGGAATTCAGCCATTTCAAGTCCACTTCTTCAAAATGCGATCAAAGGCTTCGACCCATTGGGCGACTAGTTGAGGCTGAATGCGACGGAGTGTCGGATATATGAAGTATCCAGCGTTACCACGCCCCGAGGATCTTGGAGTGCGCTTTGGAAACTGTGTGAATCGATTAGAACCGAACTCAAAACCACGCCATAGTTCTTTCGTCGTACCACCACCGCTAAAACGCTGACTTGCGAACCCATAAGAGAATTCACCGACTTTTGAGGTACGGCTAACGCGCACACCATCCGCGATTCGCCGAACCGCGACCGGATTGACTGTGCGAGTGAGCGCGGCTTTTCTGACTTCCTGCGCCGCATATTGCGCCAGCTCATAACCCATTTTCTTGGCTTCGTCGGTTGCTTGTTCGTCCATCGCTTTGAATGCGCCAATGACCGAACGCAGTTCCTTCTTGTCGAAGGCTAAGGCTGGTTCGGTCACTTGCGCTCCTTCAATACTTCAAGAGCGGTCAGGATGTCTGATGCATCCGTCCACTCACTCATCGGAATTCTGGTCGCTATCGCCAATTCGACGATAAGCCGGCTCAGGCTTCCGGCTGGGTGGCTTTTGGGTCGGACTCACCTGCCGCAACGTCCTCAACCGTGAGGCTCCAGACGTCAAAAGGTTTCACCGGTAGTCCTGCGGCTTGACGCTTGTGAGCGTGATACGCCAGGAACATAAGATCCCAAATGCCGATGTTTCCTTCGGCGTGCGTGATCTTGTTGCCGGTTTCCCTTTCCCACTTAGCCCACTCCGGCGGCTGCGCGGTGTAGGTTTCAATAGATCCCGAGGTGTATGTAATTGTTATTGGTAGTTTCATATCCCGATTCTCCGATTAGCTAAAGGACTCAGCCGGAACGCCGATTTGTTATTGGTAGTTTCATATCCCGATTCTCCGATTAGCTAAAGGACTCAGCCGGAACGCCGATGACCTGGAACTCAAATGTTACTGTCTGCGCGTCGTTTCCGCTTCCACCGGCTGACGGCCATGCTGGAAGAATCTGGAAAGTAAAAACCGCGCCTGATGCTGCGGTGAACACGGTGCTGATTCCGGTGTTCGGTGCTGACTCAGCGACGCCCCAAAGGATCTCGCAAAGCGATCCGGTAGCACCCCAATCAGCGAGCATTTCCACCGAAAAGGTGAAATTGTTGTCGAGAACTTTGTAGGCTTTGCCATCGAGTGTCTCGTAGGTTTCGCGAACCATTTCGCCGCTTAGAACGGCTGAGGTCGCCTGAGCGTCGAAATTGTTACCACCGATAGTGAAGGTAACATCGCGACCGGTAATTACGGCGGTAGGCATTTCTGCTCCTTAGTTTTGGGTTGGTCGGTTGACCTCTCCGACGATATAGCCGGAAGGCAGATTCGTCAGAACGCTAGTGATGAGTTGTTCCAGATTGTCGAGTGCGGCTGCGTTGCTCGCATAGTTGACGCCAACGGCGAGAACCATATTGACGCGTAATCTCAGGGTTGCTTTGCCGATTGTTTCGATTTCCAAATATGGATCATCGGGAACGAACGATACGTGAGGAACCTGGGGAGCCTCCGGAACGTGGTCGTAGATATTGGCAGGAACCGCAGCGAGCGAGGATTTGAGCGCGGCGCGAACCTCGGTCGCGATCGTCATAGGGCGATTGACTCCTGGTCGATGTGCTTACCGAGAAGCCCTGAAACGCGATTGAAAAGGCTTCGACCGAGACGGAATGGCGTTACCTGGAAATCCACGCCTTCAATCTGACCGCCTACTGCGCTGCGTGATTGAAAAACCTCGGTGGCGACCGCTAAAACCGCCGACTCAACCTCTGGAACGCCTACGTAGGTGCTCGCGCCACTCAGGGTCGCAGTTCCAGCCGGAATTAGGTTCTTTTTTGCGATGTCGGCATTAGTGATCGCCACACGAAAGGTCGTATCGCTAAGACCGTCTGCGAGAACGGTGTGAGTGCCGTTGAAAGGTGAGCCAGCATTCGCGATGACGACGCTTTGACCTTCGTTGAACACCTGAACGGCGTCGAAGGTGAAGATTGCTTGATTGTCTTGCAATTCGACCGAACGAATCGGGCTGGAGTATTTGACGAGCATCGGAAGCACGACATTCTCAGCCGTATCGATGACGTCTTCCAAAATAGGATCCGAGTAAAGCGAAACGGAGACACCGAGGACGGCGCGGAGTTGACCTACGCTGATAATTGTCGGCACGTGTGCTCCTTTCGGTTAGGGATCCTGGGTGGGCTCGGGATCACACCCACCCAGGACTATTGATTGTTACTAGCTCAGCTTGCGGAAAGCTGTTGGGTAACGGTTGACGACTGCGGCATAACCATAGACGCCGATCTCGATGCGACCATTTGCAACGAGGTTTGCACGAATCTGGACGGTGCCGGACTCATGGAAACGCATCGCTGCGGATGGGTAAACGAGAGCGTGCTTGACGTTTGCATCGTCACCGGTGTAGTTCGGATCGACGACGAGGTTCAAGCCTGCAACTGTGCCGGCGGTCGAACCCTGTGTGATAAGACCGTTCGCGTTGCTTGGAAGAGCTGCGGCGAAGAGTGGTCGGTTGTCGCTGCCGGTTGCGGAAAGCAAGTATGCGAAATCGATACCTGCGGAGCCGCCTGTTGGAGCAACGAGAAGGCGGTTTGGTGTGAAGCGCATGACGTTATAGGAGTCTGCAATTCCGTCAGCGATTGCTGCATAAACGGAGCCACCGGTTGAGGAAGCTGCGTTCTGTGCTGCGATTTGCGCTGCGTAAGCATCGGTCTTTTGCGCGTAGGACGCTGCGAGCTCACGAAGGAGCAAGTCAACAAATGATGGGTCAGAACGATCGACGAGTTCGACGTTGACGACGTTTGCGCCTGCGAACTTGACGATTGTATCTTCCTGGAAGGTTACTGCGGTGTCGGTTGAATCAAACTCGACGCCTTCACCGGTAACTGCAACGGTCGCCTGTGCTCCGAGCTTTGGCGTGAAAATCTTCATGCCGGACGCTGGAAGTGCTGCGCGCTCGATGGAGTTGATGAACGGACGTGAATCATCGATGACGCCGATGATGTCGCGAAGGTAGTTTGGTGGAACCATTCCGGTGTTCTCGGAAACGGTAGCGATGTCGAGTGCTGCGACGAGATCGCGTGCATCGGTGTCGCCTTGTGCAGCGCGAACCTGTGCGAGTGCGTATTGTCCTGCGGTGACGTTGAGGTTCACGCGAGGAGTGGTGAACATCGGTGCAGACTTAGCCTGAACCTCTGCCACCGGTGCTTCTACCGTTTCGACGGCAGGAGCTGGAACGGTAGTGTCGGACACTTGTTCTCCTTGTGTTGTTGGTTGATCCTCAGAA